GGTAGCACCTGTGGTTGAAGCGGTAGCACCTGTGGTTGAAGCGGTAGCACCTGTGGTTGAAGCGGTAGCACCTGTGGTTGAAGCGGTAGCACCTGTGGTTGAAGCGGTAGCACCTGTGGTTGAGGAAGTGGCAGAGGAGGAAGAAGAAGAGGATGGCATTGAACTAGAAGAGGTTACCTTTCAAGGTAAAACCTACTACAAAGACGCGGATGAGTTTATTTATCAAATGGTAAACGAGGAACTGTCCGATACTCCTGTTGGAATCTGGAAAGAAAAATCGCAAACCATTGTCTTCTATCGCACAAAAAATTAAAGGTCTAAAGATATAATTACAAATCTATAATAAAGATGAATCAAACCTATTATTTAATTAAATGTATTAGTCTATGGAATGTAGTAAAAGAAAGTAGTCTCTATTTTTTCTATAAATGTTATTATTTATACGTGTATCTTAAAGCCTACGCCATCGATTCACATAATCGATGGGTCTTTATTCCTGGGCACACCTTACCGCTTGCTTTAACTTCTATTTCCAATAACGTGGAATATCTATGGTCGTATTCTTCTACAGATAATAAACTTATGTATAAACACTGTACTACACCCTACCCTTTTTCATGGCTATCTGCAAAACTAGTTATCTATCAAAATGAATTATCCGTAATTGAATATGACATCGATGATTTTCTTCATACTTTTCGCATTGCTACAAAATTGCATCGTCTTCCAACACTAACGATGGTATTTATTGCATGGTCTACCTATACAAAACAATGGTTTAAATCTTCTAGTATTATTGAGTTTCATATCATTAACGATTCTGGTGAAGACCAGGTCTTGTCCTTGCATCAGGACAATGCATGTCTACACATCGATCAACATAAAATACATTCCTATAAAATTTGATGGATATATCTACCTCTACATAATATCAGAGGCATACTATTTGCCTAACTTCAGTTTAAAGAAAGGTATCTAAAACTACACATAGTCATAATACAGTATGGCAATGGAAGATGAATCAAAAATGATTCACTCTGACATTCCTACTGGATCATGGACGCTCTATTTCCATTCCCCAGAAGAGACAAAATGGACACTTAATACATTTATCAATGTCGGCACAATGAAAACCTGGTATCAATTTTGGGCGATTATTGATTTATTGAAAGTGGAATCATTGTCTGAGGGAATGTTCTTTATGATGCATGACCCATCTCCTCCACTGTGGGAGAGTCATCATCATATTCGCGGGGGATGCTATTCCTTTCGCTGTCCGAAAAAAGATGCAGCGGATGTCTGTGTGACATACATGATTGCTGCCATGCTAAATGGGGCGACTACTTCATCTGAAAATACAGTGAATGGACTATCCATTAGTCCGAAGCGTGGATTTAATATTGTGAAGGTGTGGAATACAGATGCGCAGCGATTTCATCAAACCACGACACTAAATACAGCGATTAGTAGTGTGAAGGAGAGTGATATTATTTATACGCCATTTGTGCAAAAGAAGATGTAAGGGGGGACGCAAGCCTCCCCCCAGCCCCCTGCTGGAGTATATCTCATTTATAGTTGGAGTATATCTTATTTGTAGTTGGAGTATATCTTATTTGTAGTTGGAGTATATCTTATTTGTAGTTGGAGTATATCTCATTTGTAGTTGGAGTATATCTCATTTGTAGTTGGAGTATATCTTATTTGTAGTTGGAGTATATCTCATTTGTAGTTGGAGTATATCTTATTTGTAGTTGGAGTATATCTCATTTGTAGTTGGAGTATATCTCATTTATGGTTGGAGTATATCTCTTGTATTTCCCCCGTAACATCACCGCCTCTTATAAAAACCCTTATAAAAACATAATATAACCTATTATATTTTTATTTGGTATTGTGTTTATTTATGTTTTTGTGTCATACGTGTACTACGTAAATGTAACATCTTCTTGGCCTTTGCCGCCACTGTCTTGTGTTTCCACTGTCGCGCCCTGATGTACGCCGATTGTACTCCGCGCGGATTGATAGTACATGTCTTTCGTGTACAGATGGGAAAAGACTTCTTCGGACCTAGAAAACATTTCTTGCCACACTGTTGAAGCATGAGGGTACGTTCATGGACGGACGGTTGCTGTTTTTTCCAACCACGAGTTCTGGATGCACGCATCTATCTAGAGTGTATATGATTATGAAGTGGATACATCTAACCAGTGGTTACACCTGCGATGATTATGAAGCAGATATACCCAACCGTAGGTACATGCGATGATTATGAAGCAGATATACCCAATCAGGGGTACATGCGATAATTATGAAGCAGATATACCCAATCAGGGGTACATGCGATAATTATGAAGCAGATATACCCAACCAGGGGGTTTAAGGGGGAGGCATGCCGCCAAAGGCGGCATGATGGCCCCCTCTACATTTTGAGAGGCCGCGACGGTGCATCCGTCTTCGGCTTCTGTGGTGCCAGCACCAACCGCACTTCTCCCAAATTGGCCACCATGTATCGCAGTACCAACGGATAATCATTTTTCAAATGAATTTGCGTGCTACTACATAGATTCGTACACTTTGTAAATAATACCAAATATTTCAGTTCAAATACACCTTGTACAATATCATTTGTATTTCGCTCTACTTCAATACCGCCCTGGTTATTTGACATAATTACCGTTTCACCATCCACGAAGTCTCCCATACATCTGAAAATTAGGTCCGAGCTTGAGCTCGTAATCTCTAGTTTCTCCGCCAATGCATTGAAATCACGACAAATTTTTTGAAAATCGGTAGACGGCATATGAATAATGGAAGTAAAAGAGATAGTTGGAAATTCAATGTTCTCTACATTTGTATCAAACAGTTTCATCATCCATGTATTTGTAGTACCTTTCTCTGCATTTTCTGCACGAATACCAAGCTTATTAGGATTAGAAGCAGGCAGAAATAAAGTAAGACTATCATTATTACTCAATGTTTTAATCAATTTGAAGAGATAAATCATGTTAATGCCTAGTACATATTTGGCAGGGCAATAAAAGTACTCAAAACGGTCGGCATTCAATCGTAGATACGTCAATACCGTATGGGTTTCATCCACATCAATCACCTTAATTCCACTTGCATCAAACTCCAAATTGGCTTCCGTCAAGATTTCCTTTAGCGCCTCAATCAGAGTTCGAAAGGCAGCTGATTGTACGGTACGGATTTCAAACAAATTTCCATTTGCGTTTGAACGCGCTCCTTGGGCGAGACTCATTGTGTTTATTTCTCAGAGTAGGCTTTAGACTAGTGAATCGTAATGCATGGCTACTACCCCAGGGCTGTCCGGTTGTCATCCGGAATGCAATAGAGTTACTCCCTGGACGCAGTTCTTAGTACGTATGCTAGCGCTTCTGATATTTCTTTTTACCCTTCTTTGATGTCTTGTTTCGAGTCATCAGTTTATAGCCTGAATATAGTACCAACGGTACAATGTATTTTGAAACCGAAGTGACAAAAGGTTCCATTACTGTGGGGATAAATCCACCCTGTTTACGTTGTTTACGATGTGTACGTTGTGTATGAACTGCCCGTTGTCTCTTCAAATGGCGTATGGTGAGACGCCGTCCACCTTGTACGCCGAGGACAGGACGAATCTCCATCCCACTGGCCCCCAGTACATCCCTGCCTCCATTCCCCGTTCGCTGCAGAAAAGATGGGTCATTGTATCGAAGCGGCACCGTGGTACTCATTGTTTCTATCTACTTGCTTTATTTTATGGGGTTAGACACTGTCTTATAAATTTGATGGCTCATTTGACATACATGGATGGATAGCTCATTTAAACCTTTGACTTCGTTTACTACATAAGAATGGCGGCCCCTCGCAAATACCAAAAGCACACGCATCACCAGCACATCCTGGAACTACCTGACACCTATGTGGGTAGCACCAAGACCAACGAGGAAACACGTTGGGTGTACGACCCTTCTTCTAACAAAATGGTGTGGCGCCGTTTGAATTACAATCCTGGTCTCTACAAAATCTTTGACGAGATTGTGGTGAATGCACGAGATGAGTTTGTTCGGTCTACCACCACGGCGGGCATGACCGCTATTAAACGGATTGATATCACCGTGGGACACAACGGAGAGGGTGATACCGTCATTTCCGTGGAGAATGACGGCGATGGCATTCCCATTGAGGAATACGATGGACAAGGTATTATGATTCCTGAGATGATTTTCGGTCACCTCTTGACATCGAGTAATTATGATAAATCAGAAGAAAAGATTGTGGGTGGAAAGAATGGATATGGAAGTAAATGTCTGTCACTTGATACTAAAATTCCCCTTTGGACAACTAAAGAAAAAATGGCAAAAGATATTCAACTAGGAGATGAACTACTCGGCGATGACGGAACCAAGCGGACGGTTCTTGCTATTACGCGCGGTGCTGGTCAAATGTATGAAGTGCTACAGGCCAACAGTGAGCACTACAAGGTGAATGATGAGCACATCTTAACCCTCCATATGCCTGACCACAAGGTTATCTTTTGGAATAATACGAAAAATGGATGGTCAGTTGTGTGGTGGGACCATGCTACTAAAAAAATGGGGTATAACACTATAAAATGCAATGAGACTACGACCAGCTGGACATGTCAAGAATGCAATCAAATAATGACCAGTAGCGTATCTCGTCATTATCATCGTATTCATCCAGATACTGAGATTCCTACCAAAAAACGGAAATCTCCCACAAAATATCCTGAGGAATCCATGGAAAATCTATTGGCTCGTCAAGAAATGGAAACATTTTGTGAAACGATTCCAGATGAGAATGTATTTGACATTAGCATCCGCGACTATATGGCACTGAATGAGACTACAAAAAAACGACTGGCAGGTGTTCGCGGTCAGTGCATTCAATGGCCTACACGTGAAGTTGTACTGGATCCCTATGTGCTCGGCTTATGGTTAGGGGATGGAACGGCATCAGGCTATACCTATACATGCTTTGGAGAGAAAGCACCTCTAAAAAAACAACTGAGCGTGTACAATCTTATCAATAATAAACACATTCCTGACGCCTACCTATGTAATGACCGCAAGACACGCCTTGCTGTATTAGCAGGCATCATTGATACGGATGGCAGTGTATCTCGTAATGGAACACGTGTTAGTATTTCACAAGGATTGAATCATGAAGCCTTAGTACGTGATATTGTATTTCTCGCACGCTCGCTTGGATTTAACTGTCAAGTTAACAAAAATGCAACTATGTGGACCTACGATGGTGAAAAACGAACAGGCGAGGCATTCTACATCAATATTTCAGGAAATGGTCTAGAAGATATTCCTACTCATCTTCCTCGCAAAAAATGTACATCACCCATGGTACATAATACCTCTAAAAGTACTGGATTTATCACAATTCGTGATATTGGTATTAACGAGTATATTGGATTTGAAATTGATGGAAATCAACGGTTTCTTATCAATGACTTTACCGTTACTCACAACTGCACAAACATCCTGAGTAAATTATTCACAGTGGACCTTAAGACGCCCTCTTCCAATAAACAGTACTCTCAAACGTGGTATGATAACATGATGCAAGTGGAAAAGCCCACGATTAAAAAATCAACCTCTAAAACTGGCTCTGTCAAGATTACCTTTATTCCTGACAGAGTGCGTTTTCAGGGTGCATTCTGTGCAGAGGGAATCATTAATGATATGATTGCTTCCTTTCATAGTCGTACTATTGAACTCGCGGCCCTCGTCGGCAAAGATGTTAAGGTCACCTGGAATGGTGCGGTCATTGCTTCCAACACCTTTGAGAAATTTATCAAGCTGTTCCTACGTGACGGTATGACGGGCTTCGCCTATGAGAACTGTGGACCACGTTGGGAAATAGGTGCCATTTTAGCCTCTCACCTGTACTCGGACGAAGAAGAGCTGCCCGAAGACAAACATATTTCCTTTGTCAACGGCATCAATACGAAGAAGGGTGGTAAACACGTCGAAAATGTCACTCGCAAGGTACTGACGGACTTTTGTGAAGTGGCCAAAAAGAAGAAAGTGGACATTAAGCCTGGTCAATTGAAGAACGCGATTGTCTTGTTCTTGAACAGCACCATTGTCAATCCCTCCTTTGATTCCCAGAGTAAGGAATTTCTAACTACGCCCGCAGCGGAATTTGGATCGCGCCCCGAGTACAGTGGCAAGTTGGTAGAGAGCCTGGTCAAACTTGGACTCTTGGAAGAGGCCAAGCATGTACTGGAGGCCAAATCGCTACGCGACGTGAAGAAGACCGATGGCAAGAAACGCAGTACAGTTCGCGGTATCGTGAAGCTGGAGGATGCCATGTTGGCTGGTACCAATAAATCCAGTGAATGCACCCTGATTCTAACGGAGGGAGATTCCGCTGCTACGTCTGCTATTTCAGGCTTGAAAGAGGTAGGACGTGAGCGATGGGGCGTCTTTCCATTGCGTGGTAAGCTGCTTAATGTCCGTGACATCACCATTCAGAAGTTCAACGCCAATGAAGAACTGACGGCCATCAAGAAGATTTTGGGGCTGGAACAGGGCAAGAAATACAAAGATGTGTCCGAGCTGCGCTATGGTCGCGTCATGGTCATGGCGGACCAAGACCACGATGGGTCGCACATCAAGGGCCTCCTGATGAACCTATTTCACGCGGAATGGCCTGGACTGATGCAATCAGGATTTCTGTGTACCCTGTTGACACCGATTCTCAAGGCCTTTAAAGGAAAAACGGCAGTATCCTTCTATTCTATTCCTGAATTTAATGCATGGAAGGGGACTTCTGCTTCCCTTCGACCCCTGACAGAGGAAATCGAGTTGAAAGATGGGGTGGCGAAAGACGAGCCGAGAGACATGAGGGGTTGGAAAATCAAATACTACAAAGGGTTGGGTACGTCGACCCCCGCAGAGGCTCGTGAATGGTTCAAAGACTTGCACGAGATTCAGTATGTATGGGATGAGAAGACGGATGAATCGATTAACCTCGCCTTCAATAAGAAACAAGCGGATGACCGCAAGAAATGGCTCAGTCATTATGAACCCACTACAATGCTCACGCCTGTAGAGAATAAAGCAACGTATACCAGTTTTGTGAATTGTGAACTGATTCATTTCAGCAATGCCGACAACATTCGGTCACTGCCTCATGTCATGGATGGCCTCAAACCTTCGCAACGTAAGATTCTCTATTCCTGCTTGAAACGTAACTTGAAAGAGGAAATTCGCGTCGCACAACTTGCGGGATATGTTTCAGAGCACGCGGCCTATCATCACGGTGAAGCCTCCCTAAATGGAACCATCGTCGGCATGGCACAGAACTTTATGGGGTCCAATAATGTCAATCTTCTTAGGCCAATGGGTCAATTTGGCAGTAGATTGATGGGAGGTCAAGATGCAGCATCTCCACGTTATATTCATACCTACTTGGAAGACATTGTCAGCAAAATCTTTCGCAAGGAGGATGCCTGTCTGCTCAAGCACATCGACGATGATGGCGACTTGGTCGAGCCTGAATACTATTTGCCCGTGGTGCCATTGCTTGCTATCAATGGGTCGCTTGGCATTGGTACTGGGTATTCGACGGACATCCCTCCGCACCGGCCTGATGATATCATTTGCCTGCTCCGCCATCGTTTGGAGGGATCCATGGCGACACTGGCAGGGCGTCCACAAGACCCCTGGTGGTTTGGCTTCAAGGGTATTACGACCCGCAAAGATGATCAGACATGGCTCACCAAAGGCCTGTATGAACTGGATGATGCCAAGAAGACCGTGACGATTACAGAACTACCCGTTGGCACATGGACCAAGGACTACAAAGGGTTCTTGGATGAATTGTGTGAGGCAGATGAGAAGAAATCAAAGGATGCCAAGAAAGAGGCCAAGAAGGCGGATACAGAGAGTCAAGCATCACGTGAGTCTACTAAGGCATCTGCACGAGCAGAAGCGGCATTGGAGCCTTGTGGATTGAAAGGGTTCGATGACCTGTACAATGATGTGGATGTGCGATTTGTGTTGTACTTTACGGAGGAAGGGTTCGATGCCTTGAAAGAGAATCCTGAAAGGTTTGAGAAACAATTCAAGTTGACCACCTCATGGAAGACGACCAACATGACGTGCTTTGACACAGCATTTAATATTGTCAAATACAAAACGGTGGGTGACATTTTGGAGGCATTTGTGGAAACACGTCTACCCATGTATGAGGTCAGACGGGTGTCCATGATGGCAACCTTGCAGAAACAGCGGGAAGATCTAGATGCGCGACGACGATTTATCCAGGCCATTCTCGATGACCGATTGGTGCTGCAAAAGAAAACGGACGAAGACATCGTGGCAGGGCTCAAGGCATGTGGCATTCCTGCCCTAACATGTCCCGAGCGACCTGATGCCTATGATTCCTATGAGTATGTGTTGAAGATGCGGATTGACCGTGTCAAACAGGCGGCCGTGATTGAACTTGATACACAGGTAGTGGAAAAAGAAATAGAGATTGCGCGACTGGAGGCAGAGACGGCGGCGTCGATGTGGCTGGCGGACTTGGAAGAGTTTCGAGTAAGCTGGGTGGCCTATGTGGCCGCACGGGAGGCGGAATCAGTGCCGATGATGAAAGCGGAGGCAAAGAAGGTAGTACGGAAGCGACTTATTGTAGCGAAGAAATAAGTGACATAGAAGGATAAAATGATAGAATAAGATAACATAGTCTCCTATTATTTTTATTACATCATATAGAAGAATGGTACATACACAGAAGCATGCGCGTAAACACGCGCATAGACACACTCGTAAGGCAGGTGGGGCGAATATTGGTACAAGTGGTATTAGTCGTAATGCACTGCGTAAACTGAAAAATAAACAAAAAGCGAATAAAGCCTTTAAAGAAATGAGCGCAGCACAGAATGCGTTTGCAAATAGAACAAATGCAAATGCATTTCGTACAAATGTACCTGTACCTGTACCTGTTCAGGTTATTTCTAAGAGTCCTACCATGCTGCCAACTCCGGTGTTTACACCTCTTCGTGCTGAAAAAATGCATATGAATACTTCACAGAATATGACACCCGTATTACAAGTTATACCTGCCCCGATGACATCCTCTACATACAATATGCTTAATCGTGCAATTCTTAAATTAAACGATGCAGCCGCTACTTTACATAAGGTAGTAAATTCAGTCAAACCGTGAATGTAAGTTACATTGGTGTCTCTCTTCGGATTTTCATCAGGTCGGTGCGGATATGGTGCGTGATAGCAATGCGTACAATTCACCACTGTCTCGAATCTCTTTAATGCTAAATTTATTTTTTTTAGTAATTTTCACATTTGGATAAAAGCCAATTCGGTCACAGTGGGAGACATGATGCGGGTCTCTGCTATCTTCCACGCTTACATCCGCATACAACTCATAGACTGTAGTCAGATTGATATATCGACTACTGTCTCTGTATTTTTCATCTACAATAATGGCACGGCGAATGGTCTGAGGAATAAAAACAATGACTGCCTACATACAAGTGTTTATCGATAGTGGGAAAGTGTTTCTCCAAAAAGTTTAGAAAATCAAAATTCAGTATACCCCCATACACTATTTCATATCTGGTGAAAGAGACCAGTAATGTATCGGAATGATAATCGGGTTGATATTGTAAAATGAGGCTTGATTCTGTTATAACTTTATTTGTCTCTAGTACATGTGGATTTCGATTTTATCTATAAAAAACTTCACAGTTTCTAATGGGGTTATCTGGATGGTGGGTGGAATTCAATATGTAGCGTCAGGCTATCTGGCGGCTCTTGAATTTCAATATATGATATGCAGTCTCTATACACTCTTATTACTGCGTAATTATGCTCTACTACGATTTGTTAAATATGGTACGCGGGATAAACCTTAGATTACACCGCATGATACAGTCAAAAAGACCTACAAATTGCATATGAATGTGTTATTATCCACTGCGGTGGAAGCAGTCACTCAACTTGTCATTACAGAGACGATACTGGATACCACAGGTGATAGTCGTCTCCTGTATTTTATTCTCCTCTCTTTTCTTTTTGAATTCATGTTGGATTTCTTTCATTACTGTGGACATCGTCTACTCCATCATGCGTGGGTGTATTGTTATTTTCATAAAAAATATCATCACTTTGCTCACCTACGACCCATTACTACCTTCTACCAAGACCCAATTAATTTGATGATTACTGTCTCTATACCGACAGTACTGTCTATGATGCTCATTCCTGCCGTGTCTTTATTTGAGTTTTAACTGTGTATGGTCTACAAGATGTTTAGTGAAATCAGTAGACATAGTGGAAAGATACTGTCACCTACAAGCTGTTTTCTACAGTGTATCTGTTTACCGCGTGCATTGTCTATTCAACTGTATACCGAAGAGCATGATTTGCATCATTCGAGTCATGACTGTAATTATGCAAAGCGATTTTCATGCTGGGATAGGGTATTTGGTACGTACCGCACTTTTTATACCTTTGGAGATTTAAAACGCCGATTTTAGTAAAACAATTTGATGATTTCTACTAACTTTTGATTTTCTTCTGACATAATTCGTTCTATATGTATTTTCATCACTTCTAACAATACATTAATACGGTCATCTATATCCGTTTTCTGTATTCTTGTTATATCTGGATTAAACCGAATAAATATCCATTTTCCACTATGGATCATATATAAATCATCGTATCGGATTTCTTCGTCTTTTTTATCATATCCTTGATGCGCATGTTCATCTGTTTCGACTGCAATTATCGTGTTTCCTATTAATTTACGATGATCTATTCTACGACGATGTGTACAATCACAATTTCCCGTATATAGGGTTCGATCGTGTACAAATCCTTTAAATAAGTCATTCGTTCGCGAGGCTTCTATTATCGCATTTCGTACAAGAATCTCTCTTGTATGTTCATAAATTATTGTTGAGCGCGGATCATCAGGAAAGAGACGTTTGAAGCAAGTTGCACAATATCCGTCATATTTTACACTTCCACTTCTAGAATCAATCCAATCGATACAATGGGGGCACCTCGCTCCGCCTCCGTGTTCAATACACTTATCGGATTTACCTTGTGCGCTCTTCTTACAATTGGGTTCCATGCACCTCGCTCCGCCTCCGTGTTCAATACACTTATCGGATTTACCTTG